TGAATCTGATTGATTTTCAAAAGAATTACCATCTCCAATAGATTGATAAGAGTTGTTATTTGTTGATTGTATAATTGATGAATCTGATTGATTTGTCAGATTTGTTATATTGCTATTATTTGTAATGTTTTCGCTGCTGTTGGATTGAATGTTAACATTATCAGAAGACAGTTGTGGTATCTGTTGATTTGAGATATTTTCAATTTTAGGATTGGTTATTATAGTAGTTGAACTTTCATTTCCATTTATGACATTATTTTCAAATGAACTCATTGATGGTGGTGTTTGAGATAAATTTGAATTAAAATTAGTAATATTAGAATTAGTAATATTTGTCACTGGAGCAGAGACTGAAGAAGAATTTATTGATATATTTTCACTTGGACTGTATGAATTATTTGATATTAAATTAGTATTTTCTATTTTTAAGTTTGATTGATAATTTTTTTTTAAATCCAATGGATCTGTAATCTTTTCGGTATTTAAGAAATTATTAATTTCCTTTCCTATGTTATTGTAGTTCTTACTTACACCCTGACCCACATTAGCAATGTTTAAACTTAAATTTACATTATTATTGATGACCGACTGAGTAGCATCCGTGACGTTTTCTATGGATGGTATTGGAGAAGTATCGGCGGATAATGAAGTTATAACGTTAGGAGCAATGGACATCATGTTGGAACTGAAAAGAGATCCTAGTTCTTCATTTGCCATTGTCTTGTTATCTTCTGCCATAACTTCTACTTTCTACAGCAGCTTGCTGTGATTTTAAATTCTGCTCTTCTACATACTGCCTCAGTTGATCCACATACAAATCTCTTTCCCAGGGTATCATATTTTCAATATATTCCAAAGATTGATTGTGTACATACCCAAGATCAAAGTTCATTTTAAGAACTATGTTCAGATTTGTGTGGCTGAGGCAGACTGAAAAAAATCACGAATTCCCTTTAATTTAATTTTTCTAGAAACTTCATCCGATGTTTGATACTCTACTTCGGTTTCAATTCTTGGCATAGTCTTGAAAAATTCAATCAACTTATTGAATTGTGTTTTTGTGAGACTGTCTACTATTTCTGTTAGATTTTCTTTTGAATAATCCTTGGCAATGATGAGTTCATCTTTCGTCTCTATACTTTCAATACACGTCAATAGTAAGTTGTAGTAATCTAAATTTTCGTTATCTATGATGTCATCCAATGATGGGTATCTCATTTTGACTTTAATTGTAGGGTCAATAAGAATTTCACATTTATGGTCTTTTGAATATACTGGTTCTATATCATCAAGATTTATTTCTTTTGTTATCTTTTCTTTAGTTTCTGGACATATGAAAGTAAGTTCTACTGTCTCATTTACTGATTTTGATCTTAGTTTTAAGAACAAGTATTCTATATCAAAGAATGGATATTCTGATGACGGTCTGTCCAAGTCAAAGCAAGAGTCAATCACGTTTGTCAGTGTGTTCAACATTTCCTCATACGATGCTGTAGAATTTGCGATCAAAAGTACTTTCTCTTCCTTCACAGTGAATGGTCTGAATTTAAGTTTTTTCTTCGTGGAAGGAAGAGAGACGGAATACTTTGGCAAGGCACTTTGCAATTGTTTCAATAATTTATTCATATTAACCTCATTTATACTGTAGAACTAAAATTGTCATATTCATATGTGTTGTATTCAAACGTTACATTAAATGTGGGATAAGAAGAACCGTCAGCACCCACAGTAATTTGACTTAAACTGGAAGGATATGCTTCTTTGAGAACCACACTTGTATTTGTGATATTATGATCATCGCTTGCTAGAAATCTGACTTGTATAGTACCGACATTTTCATATTTTAAATAATCATTATACTGGTTATCCGATTGATTGGTACTTCCCACAGAAGTATTGTCTTGGTTTTTGATCACATGGTTCATCCATTTTTCTAGAAACGATCTTTCACCCCAGTCCTGGTATATTATGAATGTCATGCTACAGTCAGAATATACTCTCTTGATTGGTATTTTTCTATTTGGTCCCCAGATATCATGTTCATAGAATTTGTAGGTTCTACCAGGAAGAACAACATTCAATGGATAGCAGGATATAGATTCGCCATATCCAGTGACCATTACCACCTCGTACTTGCCAGCAATTTGTGGTCCTTTTCTTTGGACTACAGTTTGTCTAAACTCGTTGAGTGTTTTTGCGATACCTAAATTATTTGTCCGAGGCATTGAATAACTCTTTCTCTGTTAGAATGACAAATTTCCATGAATGTTTTTCGCAAAACTCTTTTGCTGCTTCCCACTTACTTTTATTTATCTCAAATGTAATATTTTCATTGATCATTGATTTTTTGCTTTTTCTTTTTCCAGTCTTTGGTTTTTGTGTCTGCTTGAAAGGTTTGATCTCAACCAATAGTGTTTCAATTTCTCCCTTTTTGTTCTTCTTCTCTACGATAAAATCTGGTATGTAGAAATGTGGTTGTCTGTCAACTGGAGAAATATATGGTATTTTTAGAGTTTCAAATGACCAACGAATGACATTTACGTTTTCGTCCAGGAACTTACAAAATTTACGTTCCCAGAGAGAACGACATATTATCTTATTACAATCACCTATATATTTTGTAGTGTTAGTTGGTAAAAAACGAGTCTTATATGCCATGCTAATAATATCTAGGAGAGAAAATGGCATCCCCCTTTGAATTCACGGAATCAACTCAATCATTTTTGTTTCCAACCCTAGAAAGTCTAAAATCAAAAATTCCACTATGGATGAGATTTTATGCGTTTTCCTACACACAAAATGCTCTGAATAGATTCGAGGCATCCAAACGAGGTGCTGGTGAATTCAACATACCAACCCTGAGTAACATGCTTTTGAATATTGTCGTCCCAGCACAAATATCATTCATAAGTACCACTGCTCCAGAGTTTAAGAAAAAATTTACAGATGCCGTGACATCTACTCCTTCTTTGTTTGGATTAGGAGGAATTAAACAAAGTTTTGATGATTTTATAGGAAATATAGGATCTTATATTCAAGAAAAAGGAGAAATTATTAGTGAAGAGATGGGATATGGTTCTTCTATGCCAGAACCAGATATGTATGATTTGACATTTGCTGGTGGTGGTCCATCAAGATCTTTTAACGTGACGGTAAATCTACCCTGTTTTACATCAAGTGATTCAAAAATGGCAGCAGATATAGCAAATGCATTTGAAGCATATTCGCTTCCAACAGGAACTTCTTGGGGAAATATAGCGAACACCAAATTTTATCACCCACCTCTTTGGTCGTTTGGAAACAGCGTTTCTCTGAATAGCACGCAGATCAATAAGGCATGGACGGGTCAACCTCAACTTTCTGTATTAACCGTTGTGAAGACCAAGAGAATACCACTAGAAAGCAGCAGTGTGGTAGGTGTTGGTAACGATATAGATCCAATGGTATATTCGATATCACTCGCATTCACAGAACTTGAACCATCTGTTCGTCTTCGTGGTTCTCAAATCACTAGCAGATCTGGACTTATTGCTGCTGGCAGATCTCAAACACTAGGATTACGATAATGCTATTCAGCAATTTAGAAACAATTCCTTACAATCTTAATGGTAAACAAGTTACCATATTGGATATTTTTAGAAATATTTCCATTCAAGATGTTTCTGGAAATGCGTTTGAAGACTATTTTGTACAAGAGGGAGAGACACCAGAATCGGTTTCTTTTAAGTTTTATGGTGTTCCTGGGTTTTCATGGTTGGTCATGATGTGTAATAACTTTGCGGATATCAATAATGAATGGTATCCAACTGCTCAGAAATACGAAGCATCTCTTCAGAGAGATTATGGAGGAGATGCGTACTATATTGCTAATCTGCCAGACATACAAGAAGGAGATATCATCATAAAGGTAGATGGTACAAGTGATCTGACTACTACCAGTGTTGATGTTGATCATTATCGTCAAATTGTCAGTTTTGATAAGAATTTAAGAAAAATAAGAGGAATATCTGGTGCTGGAGAAATCAGTACTGGAGATCTTGTGGCATTTGCCAGAAAACTTCCTAACGGAGAGATAACACCAATTACATTCGGAAGCACTGGATCGACACCACAGGACACAGATTACGCGGAAGTGCTTCACACTGAAACATATCTCAATAGTCTTTCTTATTTTTATATTTCTACTGCGGGAACAGATGCTGGTAAAATTGAAGTGTCTCCGTACAGAATCGTATCATTGAGTACACTGACTATAAACTCTTTAGATCCATCTGAAACATATACAGATCCAACTGATGCAGTTACCTCCAACTTCTCGGATACTGTTCTTTATGATTATGTGACAAATGATGGATCGCCAACTACGACAAATATACGATACAAATATCTAAGCGAAGAATTAGTCGTTTCCAGATTTGAAAGTCAAAAGATCAAAGTACTCAAGGCAGATTATCTAAATAGTGTAATGGCGACTATTCAGACGGCATTGGAAACAAATCAGATAGGTAGATCATTTAAGGTACTAGTTTAATTATGTCTATATTTTCTTTAGCATCATTACTTGGACAGGCAATTTCTGATTATTTCACTCCTACACCAGATTTGCCAAATCCAATCAGTCCAGCAGAATCAAGAATTCAAGAACTATACATTGAATCTGGATCTTCATTCTTTTTTAACACATCCTTCACAATAATTCCTTGGGAATCTGAAGTATATACAGATTCTCCTTTAGTTTCCATGACATTTGAGGAATCTTTGTTTGTTGGACCGATGACTGGTTCTGTAGTGTTGTATGATGTTAGAAACTGGACTAATGAAATTAAATTAAATGGAAAAGACACTTTAGTCTTAAAGGTAAAAATTGGTGATTCGGAAGATGTCACCGAATTTAGATTTCATATCCATGCTGCAAAAAATATAACAAACGAAGCAAAGCAAACTGACTATACCACATTGGATGAGAGATATAGTCTTTGGAAGTTGGATCTCATTAGTTCTGAAATATTTCTTCCAAACTATACAACATCATTTCTCAATGACAATGAAGACTTTGTTGGAAAAATAGCAACAGATCAAGAAGGAAATCAGGGATTAATTTCTACAGCAATACAAAGTATAAGTGAGTTTGTGTTTGGCGAATCTGAAGTTGGACTTATAAATGTTCTTTTTGAATATTATAAATTGCCAATTGGAAAGATTGACTCTGCCAAGAATGGCATATGGTTGAAGCACGATCATGTCTCTTACCCCTGGATGAAGAGAAAAGGGCAAATGAGAATCACTCAAATGCTCAATTATATCTCAAAGTATGCCTGGGATGGCACTGGAACAAATGGACATCCTCTTGGAGTATTGTCATTTGTTGATGTTCTTGACTTGTATGCTCCTACTCTGTATGCAGATTATTACTGCTGGCACGATAGAAACGGATGGAACTTCAGATCTCTTTCCAAGATCTTAAAGGAAAAGAATTCAGAACTTGACGATACATTCTTAATTACGATTGATCAAAACAATCCAAAGAGAATTCACAACTACGAAGTGTTGAGTCAAAATAATATTCAGTGGTTGTATGATTCTGGTGGTTTGTTTTCTTATTATGAGAGAATTGATCCAGACTATACTAATCCTTACATTGACTTCACAAGTAGCGATGATTGCTTTATCAAGAAAACCGTAACCTATGATTATCATAGAGATTACTCCAGAATAGAGCATATTGAGAAGAATAAACTAGTTTCGGATGATATTGATACTTCACCATTCAACGAACTCACAACTGCCAAACAGAATTCAAAAGTAGATGATGAGATATATGGATACTTTAGCGAAAAAGTACTCAACAATCCACATCCAGTCAAGTGGGAAGTATATAACCACAGAGCAAGTTCTCCTTGGTCGAGGAAGGCATGGCAACCTCAATTTGATTTGACAGACCTTACATTCTCTACATTTGAAAAGATACACAAAGAGATTCGTGTTCCACTTAAAGCGAAAAGACAAGAATACGCAGAGAAAAAAGACATCAAACGAAAATGGGAAACGTATAGATGTACCGTCTGCTGTCATGCCGATGGACCTCTTGGTTCCAAGGAAGATTTAGAAATTCTGGAAAACCCAGGACCAATTGATGGCATTACATATCAGGCACTCTTTGGAGCAACTGGCATCTATGGATCAATCAAAGAAGACGAATATAAGATCGTTGCTGCTGGATCTTTCACAGATCTAATCAACTACGATCCAGGCAATACTGCAAATCAGTATGGTCTAACATACTCGTATGATCTTACAAAAGCACCATACAATGAAACAATTGGTCAGTTCTTCAATATAGTTGGACCAGAAGCACCAGCAGCATATAAAAAATACGCACTACAAAGATCTTTAAATCTCTATAATATACTCCTTCAAAAGATCAGCAAAAGAATTAATGATATTGATCTATTTTTGGGAAATGTAAATCAATATAAATTCAATGCCATACAGATCCTAGATAAAGCAACTATTGACAAACAGTCGGATTCTTATAGACCAGTTGATCTTTCTCAAGGATTTAGATATGTCGGAGATTCTTTCCCAGGAGAAAATCTAGGACCATTCATTGGAAGCGAAACCAGACAGTGGCCTATATCTGAACAAGAATACGGTCTTGTCCCATATACTGCCATTCCTATAAACAAAGGATTGGGTGTTGTTGTTTTTGGAGAAGATCCAAATGGAAATCAACTCACCTATAGATTTTCCAATTTTGCAGGCGGTGAGGGATGTTGTCAATATTGTACAGGTAATCCGAATGAATCGTATATATTAGAAGGTTCATGTTCTTATTATGGTGCTATAGTTAATGGAAATTTACCATATAATGATCTTCCACAATACCCACCAGACTGGGCTAACAATTCGTATGGATGTCAGGGATATTATTCATTTGGACCAGGTGCGAGTATCGCACAAGCATGGTCAGAAGACGCATGTGCGGGTGGAGCATGTTGTCGCGAAGGTACATTTGGTAATTTTGGAAATTGCAGCATAGAAATAGAAGCAGGATGTTCTGGTGGACAATGGCAAGGACCAGGAACATCTTGTATTGATGATAATGGATTCCTGACATGTGAAAGTTACGATTGTGACACCAACCCAGAAAACTGTACATGGTGTTGTATTCGTGGAGCACAAGCAGGAGATCCAAGCTATCCAGCATTTATTCCAATTCCAGAATGTGCGGCATTGGCAGCAGAAAATCCAGCTCGTGGTTATAGCATTGAAGATCCAGAACAATGTACATACGATCCAGGAACTCCAGACGACGGAGTTGAAAATTGCTGCTTAAGTGTTGCGGCATTTGGTGTGAGTGTTTGTGTTCCTCTTCCAAATGGATTTTGTGGAACTCAAGATTTCCTAGGATCTGTAGTTGAAAATTGTTCAGAGTGTATAGTAGATGACGACGTAACCGTTATAATCGTTCCTGGAACTCCTGGTCCAACTGGACCAACTGGACCCACAGGACCAACTGGACCCACAGGACCATCTGGATTGCCAACAGACGAAGATGTGGTTTATGTAAATCCCAATCTACTGGCACAATGCTCAAACGATCCAGTTGTTCGTGGATACATCAAACACATCAACCGACAAGCAGCATCTGAGTATTCTCCTATATATGATTACGCTGCTCCATATCTTTGGGATGATGGTGTCAAGGATTGGTCGTTCTTTGATTATGGATCAGAATCTGGATTGATACCAGCAATCACCGACGAAGAAATTAGAAACACGACCAAAGAATGTTTAGAAAATGTACAATGCTACAACACGACATGTCTCAGTCCCGTTTCTCTGGAAACTCTAAGAAGAACAGTAGTAGTTGAAAAACAATTGTTGCTTGTAGAGTTTGAATTAACAGAAAAACTCAAATCAGAAATAGCAAGCAAATTTATCAATTCTTGGAACACTTCTTATCAAGAGTGGTATCAGAGAAATGCTTTCTTCTTCTCGAAGAATCCAGGTGCTTCGATATTCAGAAACGAACAAACAGGTGTTTCTGGTATAAATTCACCTCTTTCTCTTCAGAATGTAAAGAAAATAACAAGAAAAGAAATTCGTGGAAGTAGATACGAACTCTTATCAAACAAGGTAGGAATCACTGGTGCTTCTGCGGGAGAGTGGTTGTATGAAATATTCTTCGGAGGAGATGCTGGTTCTACAGCACATCCATACTACGATCAGGGGTATAATTCTCAACCATTTGTGACATCAAGATCTCCTCATGTTTGGTTCGGAAGAACTGACGCAGATGGAACAGATGACTTTACATTCTTTATTGATAATACTTCATTTACGGCAAATGCTGGAAATTATTATCCATCGTATTCTGGAAATGAAGCAGTAGTTCCTGGTGTTGCTCATATTGATTTGTATTCTCACAATCCAAACAACATAGTTCCAGCAAGCAGATTGCTGAATAGTTCGTATGGACAGGCACAATCGGATCTTTCTGGAACTCTTACTGATTTTAAAGACACTTACAACTTCTATGATGTGACTGGAAGGAAACCAGCAAATGTCAAGAAGGAAGAAATCTCTTCTTATGTCAGAATTGAATTCAATACGCCCATCGGTCTTGATACAATTAAGGATTTCCCAAATGCGTTCATCCGTGATGCTGGTATTGAATACTTCTTGCCATATCTTGTGAATGTAACTCCTGGTCCATTCGGAAGACAAGGTGTCAAGTACAATATTGCCGTCATTGGAATGGATCCTTACGGATTTGATGTTGCCGTAAAGAAGATCAAGGATGATCTTCCAAGCAATCGCAAATTACAAGGCATTAACAAGGGCAATTATTACAACTGGTGGAATCACGATACTGGATCTGTTTTGTCAAAGGCAGATTATCTAACACCAGATTACAATGGCATGGATCTTTGGCCTGAACCTGGATTTGAAACTGATTATCCATATTACGCATACGATCCAGCACAAGAAGATCTTCATGGTGGAGGGTATGATCTAGATTTCCACATGGGTGGTGGATACTACTTTGAGAATGAGTCTCAAGACTGGATGGAATCTCTATACCACTACGGGGTTTCTTCTGGCAAGCAATTTGATCCACTTTATAGAACGTCAGTTGTAGGATCTTATATTCTTCCAAACAGTTATCGTAAGTTAAAACCACACCGTTCGTGGTGGTCGTTGTTTGTGCCAAGAAATCTATTCATACCAATTCGTTTTGCGAATATGTTCAAGACTCCAAATACCAAGGCAAGAGACTTGTTTGGTGGCAAGGCAATATTCACAATCAATCCAAATTACTGGAGAACTTGGTATGGAAGTGAATTTGAAACCTGGTTGACCTTGGACAACAATCCAACAACAAAGGCATTGATGGAAAACAGTGCTCCAGACCTTACATTCTTTATTGAAGGCAAAGATGGAGATTCCATTTCTCCGTACACAACCGACTTACAAGGTTATTTCCACGAATCTCTGATGAATTATATCGCTGGAAATTACAATCTTTACAGACCAGGATTGGTTGCGACAGATCTCTGGAAATATGATCTCAGTGGTGAGACTGAATATGGATTGATCACTCCACCAGTGGATACAGAGTACGAATTCTTTGATCGTAACTTTGCAGCACAATTTGTGGTATTTGCCAAGTCAAGACTTCGTACATGTAACGATTTAGGTCTTTCCTGTGCAAATCCAAATCAAGTTATTGTAAATTCCGATGGTTGTCCAAATACGAACTACTACTGTAACTGTCCAGCACAGAACGTAAAACCAACAGAAACAGAACCAACATATTTGGAACTGTACAGACTGGAAAAGGAAATCAATGAATGTGCGATGATTGAAGAAGTTCTTGGGGAGGAATATCTTGGTTGTGAGTATTCTGATCCAGAATCTACATGTAGTTGTAATTGTCCAGAGTGGGGAGAGAAGTTCAATGAATATCTGGCATATACCAGAACATATGCGACTTTCTGGGAAACACCTTATGAAGTTCCACTCATGAGAAATGCCCATTCTGCTCAGTTGAGTTCTCAGCAAATCAGAATTAAAGTCACTTCAAATTCGGTTGTCAATGTTGGATCTTTGGTATCGGTCATCAATGAAAATGATGCTCCTTTATATACGCAAGATCAATATAAGGCAATTTCTGGAACTTGGATGGTTTCGGGAATCCAACACATGTTCGCGACTCCGAGAACATATTACATGATTCTCACCCTAGTAAGAGACTCTAATTATTTTGATCCAAACGATATAACATCTCCAGTCAAACCATTTGTTTTAACCTAAATAATTATATGAAAGCATTTACCAACAATTACGCAGACATTCCGTTCTTTATCAGTAGCAATACGTTTACTGGTGATTTGAACATTTCTCGTAATTTAAGTGCGGTTCGTCAATCAATTAAGAACATTCTGTTGTCAAATGTCGGAGAAAGACCATTTGATTATGGATTTGGATGTAATCTATTCAATTCGTTGTTTGAAAACAACACATCGGAAATGCACATAGAGATGCAAGCAAGAATTCAAAGTGCATTTGCTGGATATGAACCAAGAATTTCAATTCGGGACATTCGGTTTGAATTTGACCCAGACTTGCCAAATACTATAACTTTATATTTTAGTTATCTCTTGGAAGAAGGAAATGTTCAAGATGAAATAAATATTCAAATATCAAGGAACAGATAATGGCAGTATCCAGAACACCAACAACTTTAGGCAATTTAGAGTTCACAGATATCAAAAAGAGTCTGACTGATTATTTAAGAAATCAGTCAATATTTTCTGGATATAACTTTGAAGGAAGTGCTCTACGGACCATGATTGATCTCATGGCATATAACACTTACTTTTATGCCTACTATGCGAATATAATCAATGCCGAAGCATTTCTTGACAGCGCACAGAGAGAATCTTCGGTCATTTCATTGGTTAAACCATTAGGGTATACCGTTCCCGCAAGAACTGCCGCGATTGCTACGGTCAGTGTTGCTGGACTTGGTGCTTCCATAACATCATTGGCAGAAGGAACTCAGTTTACTTCTAAAAACTCTGATGGTGTACAGTTTTCTCTATTCACACTTGAAGATATTCCAGTAATTGATGGATCTGCTTCTTCTTTCAATATATACGAAGCTTCTGCATACATTGATGCCGAAGTGTTTCCAGACTTTGACTTTGATAATCAAAAGATTGTATTTGTCACTGATTCTTTTGATTTGAGCACGATTCGTGTAATCACCGTTGAGGATGAGATTGAGTATGTCTGGACAAAGGTGGATTCCATCGGATATGCTTCACAAGTAGATGAAAGAATCTACTTCATAGAAAGAACACCAAATGGATTCGCAGTCGTTTTTGGTTCCGTGAATTCTCTAGGAAAGGCAATCGGAGAAGACACATCAAGTATCAGGGTTCGTTATTTGGAAACAAATGGTGTATCTGGAAATGGTTTGATCAATTTCACTCTTCCAGGAGCAATAGTGATTACCGTTTCACAGGCAAGTGGTGGAAAAAATAATCCAGATCTTGACAGTGTTCGTTTTCTAGCACCCAAATGGTTCTCCGCCCAGGAGAGAGCAGTAACTCCCAACGACTACAAAGCACTTCTACTTGAAGCAGGGTTCTTCACAGACGAGACAAAATTCAATGTGTTCGGAGGTCAGGATCTATCTCCATCCAGATTTGGAAGAGTGTTCATTGCTTCAAATGAAAGTTTGACCGAAGAAGAAATAGCGGAAATGATAAACTTCTTGAAAGAAAGAAGTGTCATTACCGTACTTCCAGAATACATTGAATCAAATTCAATAAACATTTATACTGATTTCAACTTCAAGATATCTTCGACTACTTCGAATCGTTCTTCGGTGTTGAGTGGAATTCGCTCACTATTCAATAGCGAATTTGCAGTACAAAACTCATACAATATTTTCTTCAGTGCTTCAGATTTCATTACGCGAGCACAAGAGGAATATGAAAATGAACTCATAATATCCACAGATGACTTTGAGATATATCTACAGGAAGATATCAATGCTGGAAGAGAATACACATTCAATCTTGAAAATGAATTCTATCTTCCACTATTTACTCCTACCGATATCTCAGAACCATTTGATCTTGACGTGAATACATTTGGAGCACAACCAGCAGGAACCAAGGGTGTATTCAAGATATACGCACAGACAACATCAGCAAAGAATACAAGAATTGCTCTTCAACTTTGGACCCAAAACGAAACGACAGGAACTGAACAGCAGTTGACTGGAGACTTTGGTTATTTCATAGCATCTAAGGGTGTGTTGAATATTAAATCTGGAATCATTTCTCCAGGAACCAGTGCCAGATTGAAAATCTATTTCAGATACAAGACATTCCGCAGTGGACTGAATAATTTAACTTCATTCAACGCAAATAACATAACACTACTATAATGATAGCTTCCGTAGTCAACACTCAAACAGAAACACCAAGAAATCAATTAGCAGAGTTAAGCACTACTATTGATGAATTGACTTCTTTGTTATTTGGAAGATCTTGTCCTACAAATTATGACATAACAAGTCAAATACCTCTTTGGATCGTTCAGGAAAAGAAATCAAGAGAAGAAGATGGATTGTCTGGTGTCAACGTATTTGACTTTCTACAGAAGTATTATGACTGGTTGTACTGTGACAATGAAAGCGGTGCTCAATATGAATTGAGTCAAGACTTTTTAGATCTGATTGACATAGACAGAACCAGAAGTCAGTTTTTAGAGAGACTGGCAGATACTTATGCCAATGGATTCGTTCCAGAGGCACTGAAATCTAATGGTGGTGCTGTTTCCGAAGAAAATCTTAGAAAGTTTCTCAACGGAATACGAAGAGCAATTCATCAGAAGAAAACAACAGAAGACGCAATTCGTTACTTTTTCATAAAATTATTTGGTGTATCTGAGGAAAATATAGGAATTGATGTTCCAAAGAAAAACATTTTACGTCTGAACGGTGGTCGCTTTCCAGATTCGGTCTATTCATTTCCAATAGGTAGAACTGGAGATTACGACATCACCAATGATTTGAGTGGAAGTCACTTGAATGGATCCAGAATGCAGGATGGAAACTGGATTCAGGATTGGTCATATCTCATCAAGACTGGAGTGGATGTAAATTCATATAAGCAAATCTATAAAGACATAATGCATCCTGCTGGTCTTAAGATCGTATATGAGCATCTTCTTTCGGATTACCAAGGACCATTGTTTGACGAAGATAATCCAACAGTATGTGAACTTCCCATACTGAGAAATTATTCTGGATATGTCATAGGAAACGATTATTCTTCATCTACCAGCAATCTTTACATTGCCGATGGGTGGACTGCTGAAGCAGCAGCGCAAGGGTTTACTTTTATCGGATTGAATTATCAGGCATATTGCGTAAACGGTAATACTGGATTTTCTGGTCCTACTCATCTATTCCCAAATTGGAATGGACAATATACCACAAATACATTGTTTGACATAAATATTAGTACTTTAATTGAAATGTGTTATCCCGCAGAGTTGGGATCTCCAAACAGTGGATCCGAATGTACAATAATATTGCCACCATAAGAGACTACAAATGAGTATAAAAAGCAATAATGTTAAAAAATTTATAGCAGATGCTGGAACCAAAAGTCAATTATTTGTCTTTGTTGGTTCAGATGAAGCATCTACTTCTTCAAACTCTACTCAGAGTGGAATTGATGTATGGAGACAATCTGATTTTTCAGTAAGAGTTGGTCAAAACAGTCTTTCGGCAGTTATTCCAAACGTTCGTTGGTCACGATCAAACTATTACAGACCATGGTCTGCGGTTTCGGTCAATACTGATAATTTTTATGCATACAATTCCGAGAACGGATATGTTTATCTTTGCGTTTCCAATAACGCAAAAAATAGAAAAGATGTACAGGATATAGTCTCTACTATACGACCAACACACACTGCTGGCATTGTTCGCTACTCCGATGGATACGCATGGCGTCCGATGTACAGAGTGACATCTGGATTGGAAAGATTTGTATCCGCACAGTGGATTCCTGTGGTATCCTTGGATACATTTGACAGTGGAGATCAAAAGACACAACTTCAACAAGCACAAGATCGTTGCGGTGTTGGTTTCACCACTCTCACTGGCAATTGCGCGATATATGCGAAAAAAGCACTAAACACAGACAACGACGAAGATACCATAGAATACCAAATTGGAGATCTTTTCACAACGGCAGAAAATATCACATGCTCCGATTGCTATTACTTAATGAGAAACAATGAAAACTTTGTTTCTGTTTTCTATGAAGATGGAGATACCATTCCAACTTCAATTACAATCAATGATAAGTTTACTGAAATTGGCAATTTAATAGCAAACAATCAGTTGACCACTTCTTCTCCATATTGGTATTTGTATCAGTGCAATATTAACGACAATCTAGAAGAAGGATCTATCGTATCTGTGGCAATTGATCTGAGTGCCTTTACCAAAAAGCAACTCACTGTTACCACCGCAAATCCTGAATTGACGATCACCAGCAATACTGGTTCTGGTGGAAGAATTCGTCTTCTGACCTCAATTCTTGAAAATAATTATGTCGTAGATGGAATTGAGATAATTTCTGTAGGATCTGGATACAGAGACATTACAGTTTCTCTCGCAAATGGAATATTAAGTGGCGCTTCTTGGATTGAAAGTGTTCTGGTGGCGGCAATTGATGTAAATCTTGATACAATAGACGGACTCGGATTTGATCCTGTGAATGTTCTCGGATCTCAGCATGTAATGATTGATGCTCGTTTGAAAAAGCAAGATATAGAGAGTGCTGGAATTCTATTACCAGAAAGTGTTAATTTCTTCGGACTTGTAGAGAATCCAACGGGAATCTCAACTTCCACTTCAGTCACTACTGGATCTGATCTGAACAAGAAACTTGATTATATCTTTAGAACCACAGTAAAGGCAACCATACAGTACACCAGAGGTGGACTTCCAGAAACAGACGAAAAGTATATAATAACATATACCAAGGGTTCCACTGACAAGACCATAACCGATGGTAAGGTCGGAGGAGTTTCGGCAACTTCTGCCACAACAGAACTTGTGGAGTTGAAGAATATTTTATATTCTGATGCTGATGATATGGTTGATGGAGAATTGACTTCAACCTCAAAGGATGCCAATATCACTACGATTGTTTCAAAACCAGTATTTCAACAATACACTGGTTCTGTATTGTCAACTACAAAACTAACTACAAATCTACCCATATCCGATATTGATTCTGTAATTATTCGTATAAATATGGTAAAAGGAATGTAATAAATGCCATCACCGTTTGGAACTCTACCTTTATCAATTGCTCCTTACAATAGCAGATATCAGACTAAATTAAATTTAGATCCATCTGAGAATTTTTACTTGCTTCCATTTAATCCTGGATATGCTCTTCAGGCATCTGAATTGAACGAAATTCAGGAATTATTTTTTATCAATCAAAGTCTTACTCAAAGAATGAATGCCAATTGGATGAGAGAGGGGTTTAATATTCCTTTCTGGGAGGGAGCAATTCCTCTTGATCCAAATTATATCACAATCAATGCTCCAATATCTTTTAGCGGAAGCACATTGACCATCAATATTACAGTAAACGAGGGGTGGTATCTTTGGACCGATTTTACTAGCAAGTTGAGTTTCTGGATTTACAATGACCAGGCATTTACATCTCAAGAAGAATTTACAGCACAGCAGGTAAACGCAAATGCCATTATTGGATTTGAAGTTCTTCCTCAAGTCGTATCGTGCTGTGCGGCAGGAGATTGTACAAATTCAGATGAAAATGCGCCTACTATTCAAGACGATGAACTCAGAGACAATTCACAGGGAAACACAGTGACTGAAAATACATGTGGTGCTTCACGCTTTAAGATGTCATTCACCGAAGTACAAGTAAGAATTACTGGCACATATAGTACAACATTCCTGCCACTTCTACAATATAATTCGAATGGAACTGCCACATTCATAGATGGGCAATCAATAACAGTCCCAGCAACAGATTTAACCGCACAATAAGAGGATTATAAATGGCGTTCAATGATTCAATTTCACAATTAACTGGAAATTCAACATTTTATGATTGGTTCATAAAAGAAAATGATGAGATCATTTCCAAGTTAAACCTAGCACAAGTATCTAGTGTTACTGGTGGTGATGGTATTCTTGCGTCATTAAATGCCACAAGCGGACTTGTCACTCTTAGTATCGGTGGAACATCTGGCACAATCGCAACTGGATTGACTTTTGCTGGAGATATCGTCTTCAGTGGAAATGTAAATCTTCCAAACCTTTCCTATAGAATTTCAGGAATTACCACAGGTACTTCTGGATTTACTTTCGGCACGGTGGTCAGAATCACCACAGATGGATATACATTCGCAATTGCCAATGACCCAGATGCCGCAGAAGTGGTAGGTGTTCTTTCTTCCATTGAGGATTCATACTCAATCGTGACGATCTCTGGAAAGATTGATGGAGACTTTTCTGATGTTGCTGGTGGAACCTTATCTCCAGGATGTGTTTACTTCCTAGATCCAAGCAATCACGGACAGATTACAGTCACTGAACCTTCTACTCTTGGACAAGTTTCCAAACCAGTAATTCTTGGTTTGAGTGAAACTTCAGGAGTCATTGTTCCATATCGTGGAAATTACTTAAACTCGTCAGTTGCTGGTGGTGGTGAATCTGGAGCAAATCGTGTTTATGTTGCCATATCAAACAATCCAACAAATCCAAGCGATCATGGATTCTCGGCAGGAAATTTCATATCATATGCTCCTGGAATTCTGGCAGGAAATACATTCTTCAATCAGGTTCTGACAAATACAGGAAGAACTGCTATAGATGGATGGTTCTTGTCTGGAAGTAAATTCTATGCTTATGATATAAACACAGACGATACATCTGCCATTCAGGACTATGCCCATGAAGAAAATTTCATTGTCGGTATGATTGAATCTGTGACTCCAGATACTCCGACCTCAAATGAAAATCTTTATCAGATTATCATCAAGGGAACAAGTACTATAATTCCAGAAAGTATTTCTCAATATACTGGAGAAAAGAGAGGATCCTGGAATCTTAATGGGTTTACATATGAGGTTAATGCTTCTGGCATCACTCAGCAGATGGTTCCACAACCACTATATAGCACAATAGACAGGGTTTCATATCAACTTGGTTTTGTCTTTGATTCTTCACCTACTTATTGGTATGTCAATCCAAAACCAACAGAACAACTAGAGATAACCAACAGTCTACGTTCAACGAGTTCTGCCACAACTTTCAGTAGTGGATTGCTGAACAATGCGTTCAATGGTGACTTCTCTGTATGGCAAAGAAATACTGGCAAGTCACAATACTCCACCTCTGGTGATATCTACTTTGCCGATAACTGGATTCGTCGTCAATCTGGAATTGCTGCTGGAAGTGCTCAATACATTCAGAGACAATCTTTCGCAGTCACAAGCACTGATGTTGAAGGAAATCCAGAATATTACATAGATCTCAAGTGTGTTGCCGATCCTGGTGGAGCAGATCCTGCGGGTGGTGTGTATTCAGTAGGTCATGTCATTGAAGATATTGAGACATTCAACGGATCTTCAATCACCGTCAGTTTCTATGCCAAGTGCAGTCTTCCATCATATACCGCGAATGTATATTTCGCTCGTTACTCTGGTGGATCGCAAGTAAGCAAGACTACGATTGGAACAATCTCACTCCAGACTTCATGGAATAAGCATGTAATAAATTACGATGTTGACTCTCTTCCAGCATCATCATACACAGACGATTATGTTGAAATTGGTTTGGATCTAATTCCTTTAGTAGAGACTGCGTTTGATTCTTCGGTTGCCACGGGAACTGGATTGTATGTCAGTTTTGCTTCTATGTGTGTCTATGTCGGAACATACGCAAACCCACCACATCAGTTTGAGAAGTATCCCGATAAACTCAGAAAAGCACAGAGATTCTACTTCTCAACCTATAAGGAAAATCAATTGATTGGATCAAAGACCATGTTGTCTTCCACAAATCCATCATTGAATACTTTTGGATTTAGTCAATTACCAACCGCACCATTTGGTGTTTTCCAACTTCCAACGCGAATGAGAAGCGAACCCACGGTTGCTCTTTATTCTCCACTTACTGGTGTTGTCAATGAAGTCTACAACTACACCGCAGGAAGAGATCTCAAGAATACAAGTGGAACTATTGGATATGCCAGTCAAAACAGAGTTTCTAAACTTGGAACTCCAACAGTGAATACTTCGTCAGATGAAACCTCGGTTAAAATAAATATTTCGTCGGGTAGTGTTCCCTATGATGTATTGAATTGTCATATCGTAGCAGATGCCAGTTATCCAATCTAAGAGAGTAACCCATGCCAAGTTGTAGCAGCAGTTCAAATATCCAAGCATCACTCAACACCATAAGTGTCTCACAAGGTGGTTCACGACTCTTCGTCAGTATTCCATTTGTCAGTGGACTGACACTTGGAGATGTAATTCGTTACGATATTGCGACATCTGGATATACTGCCGCAATCGCAAATGCTGCCGATACTTCAGAAGTTTTTGGAGTGATTGAAAGTGCCACATCATCTACATTCGGCGTAGTCATTTACGGATCTGTAAATCTTGATTCTACCAAATTTGCCGATATGGGTTCTGGTGGCGGATCGGGTGGAAACGACATTTACTTCCTCAGTGGAGAGACTGCTGGTGTTCTTCAAAATCTTGCTCCAACAGATCTTGATCATATTGTCAAACCCGTATATCAAGTAGCACCACACGGAGCATTCACTGGTGTTGTGATCAATTACTTGGGATACAAGATCGGTGGTGACATTGAAGCATCGTTTGCCGACGACTCAGTTGGAAACTTTACATTCTTGATCGGTTCTGGAACATTTGACGAGGGATATGTTGATGCTTCTGTTTCGCATGAACTTCCAATTGGGGATTATCCAGATTTCTATGCGAAGTACGGAACACAATATGGATATGTTGAAAGACTGACTCTTGATTCTGTTTCTGGAGCAATTGCTCCAAATAATAAAGTATCTCAAACAACTTCAACCTACGACGGAACTGTTGTTTCTGTTGACTACGCAAACAAATATGTTTATGTGTTCAGAGCACCAAATACATCTCTCGCATCAACTAATAAACTTGCTTCTTTCACGACAACGAGTGGAAATACAAAGAGTACGATTACTGCTACTTCAATTTACGCAGTAAACACTCCAATCGTATCATTGACTCAACCTGTCAGAATTACAGGAAAGAGTGGAGCATCAATCACGGTTCCACAGACAATTAAGGTAGGACTCAAAGTCAGTCCAACTGGAACCAGAGTTTCGGTTCCTACCAATGCTTCAATCAACAGCATTACGGCAACCGAAATGTATGTTGGTACTAGCGAAGTGAATGTAGAATCAACCCTAAATAATTTTGAGAGCAGAATTGCTGCCATTGAAACAAGATTGAGAATGTAATATGCCAAATCCATATGGAAGTAGTCCTTATATCAACAGAGTAATTGTAGGAATCACTGGACCAACTGGATCCACTGG